TCTCTAAATCGCCGCAGTATATATCATCGTAGAAGGACGGATTGTTATCTATCTGGTTAAGCCTTACACTCAGTTCGCTTTGAGGGAAGATATTGCCCCTGCTTCGAAGAATAGCCTCTTGTGGAGTAATCGGGATTTCAGCCGTGCGTTTAGTAACTGCGTTGATATTAGATGAGTTATACTTGACCTTATATCGGTCATACAATACCTCTAATAACGCCTTTGTTACATCAGAATTACCGTCATGGTCATAACAGTCGGCTCTATTCAGATAAGCGGGGAAGAAGTACGTAAATTGCTTTCTGCCTTGTCCCTCCTTATCGTATACGTTTGGATTGCCTTGTACGTTATAACCATCAGGGTGATACATAATTTCTTGCAGAGAAGCGAAGTCAGACTCACTATCGCCAGCAGTACCAATAAGGTAAAGAAGGCCGAATACACGAGCGCCATCCTCAACGGACGGTCGTAAGTTATTATAAATCTCAAGCAAGTTACTGAATGAACCAGCCTCTTCCATGATATAAAGGACACCACGAGATCCACGAAGCTTAGACACGTCGGCATTAGACGAACGACCAACAACTGAATTAAGGGTACCTCTTTTGACTCCAGTATCCAAATCAATATAACCAGTCTGCCATATCATATTCTGCATTGTATTCGTAAGTCGCTTCGATGGAAACTGCGTATGGTCAGCGCAGAAGTCGATAGCATATTGGAACTTATCTAGAGTCTGGTCACCGCCTACTAATTTAGATCTATCAGAAGCAGTAATATAGCAAGTTACCTTCTTATTATTCTTCCAACTTTCGCCTAACAAGAACCGTTTTGTAAGCATCTGGGCAACAGATTGAGACTTACCACAGCCGCGTCGAGCTAACTCAACTGCGTGATGGCCGTTCTTTCTCGCCTGCCATAAGTAGTGGTATTTATAATAGTGTCCTTCCCAAGTGTCTGGTAAGTCCATTACACGCATTGATGCGCTTGAGCCATCATCCAACTTCTTTGTTAATTGAATTGGCATGTAATTCAAGAAGAAGTAGAAATCTCCCGGAATCCACTCGCCGTCTTCTTCTCGTACCATACCGTTATGGCAACGGTCAATCTCGCGTATAAGCCACTTCATATACTCACTATTAGGATTAGCATTCACTCTCAAGTCAGTATATCTACCAGTTTGCTGAAAGTGAATACCAGCCTCCCTGAAGTAATCCATATTCTCAAGTATATGAGGTTTTGTTACATCTACGATTATACGCCCCTGTTCGTCTCTCGGCAAGTCCTTTGCTCTTGGCCTATCCGCAGCAATAAGAGAACGTATATATGGTATGTTATTCAGACAATCGAAGAATTGGTCTTGCACTTCTTGCGGGTATTCCTCAAGTTTCAACGCTTCTAATGGCGTCTGAATGTAATTCATTATCATGACATATCTGCTATATCGAAGCCATCATCAAAGACGGTCTTGTTATTACCGCCACGAGCGCGTCCCTTCTCTTCAATCTCCTTAGCAACAACTTTCTCTGCTTCAACCAAGTCTTTAGCAAGTTGAGGTATCTGCTTGATTGCCGACGTTATTGAATTGATAGTATAAACTGGCTTACCTTTGTCGTCTAACGTGTTTAAATCTACGTCTTTAAGAAACTTACCAACTTTATCTACGGCTATTTTTGCGGACTCTAGAAGAGCGTAGGATGATGTTATAGTGTGCTTTTCATATACCTCCATTGCTTTCTTTAAAGCAGAAGAAGGAACAAACTTTTCAGGCAATCCTTCTTGCGCAATAATCTCTTCTGCTCTTTCCTTCAAATCCGTGATGTAACTGTATGTGCTTCTTGGGTCAACCATAAAGAACATGAATGACATTTGTTGCATGAAAGACTCCTTATTTTTTGTCTTATCTGCCTCCCAGATATCACGAATTGGCTTAACTAGCAGCGCCTCTGGAGATATCTTTATTTCGTAATTTTCGTATTCTATTAAGTGCATAACAAAAAAGCCCAGGATTAGACCCGGGCTTTACATTATTTTATAATTGTTGGCGGAGTGTATAATATTTTCTCAGTAGTCTCGGGTGCAAACTCTTCGATAACATAATCGACATCGCTTTCATATAAGAAGAGATATCTTCCATCCTCCAAATCAACTATCGGGAAATTGATGCTAACCTGCATTTCTTTTTCGTTAAGCTCCTCTGCGAGAGAATGCTTCACTTTAATATATCTGTCTGGACAAATCCTAACGTAGTCACCAACCTTAATGTCGCGCACAAGTGGACCAATAGCGACGACCCTTTGAGTGTCCTTAACGGTGCCAGCCAACTCTTTTACGTCTAAAACTAACTTGCTGTCATCCTCTTCATATTTATCCATCGTTGTGACGATGTGATTAGTTGTTGGCCTTATCTTTCTTGGTATCATTATCTAATATGTTATAAAGTTTGTAAATCTCGTCTTGCGCGAACAGCATCTCGCAACGCAGAAGCAGAGTATTCATATATGCGCACATATGCTCGTATTGAGCCTTCATCAGAGCTAAGACAGTCGGATCAAGCGTTCCCTTTGCCGTAAACTTCTTGATTCCTTTATCAAGACGAACCATATTATTCTTCAAGTCGCTCGCCTCGATTATCATCCTCATCTTGTATTTCTCCATCTTTTACTATATTGTGTTCTTTTTTATTCCTGAG